TAGTTAATCCATCAATAGGTGGATTACCTACAAATGTTTGTACGACTGTAGGTACAGTGCTTGTTGTAGGTAAAGTAAAATGTGGACCAACAAAAGTTGCAGTTCCACTAGTTTGGAAGAATTGTAATTTTTCTTCAATATTTTTTATTCGGTTAGCATATTCAGTATCATTTTGAGGTACACGATACTGTTGATTTAAATCACTAGCATATGCTTCAAACATAGTTAGTTGAACTTGAGTCGCTACTTTGTTGAACTCGTCCGGAGTCATATAACCTCTTTGTTGTTGGTTAAGTATTAACAAGACGGTTTTATAAACTATATCTACGTTTACTGCCATTATATTTTTATTAATTTAATATAAAGGCGGACGAATCCGCCTTATATTATTTAGTGTTTATTTCCATCTTTTTTCGATAGACTTATATACTTCTACACCTTCATCTGTTTTCATAAATGAGGCCATAGCTGAATAAGGATTTTCATCAAAAGGAACTGTCATTAACTTTCTATCATTTGTTCCCCAATGGAAACTTCTTTGATCATTTGCAAGATATATAATATCTTCTTCACATGCTTTAATTACGAAATTCCTTAATTCTACATTCTCATCTTGAGCTAATTGTAAAAATAATTTTGGATTCATTTTAGCTAAACGAATAACATCTCTTCTAATTTCCTTAGAACTTAAAGAGTTTACTCCTGAACCAATTTCTACTCTTAGAATTGCTTCTTGTTTATCTATCTCCATATTTCTTGCAGCATTTAATGCATCAATCTCCCATTCCATTTGATCTAATTCACTAGCTGCTTCCATTACTGGTTTTCTTTCTAAATATCTTTTTCCACCCATAGGATGATATAAGGAAAGTAATTTTTGTAATGCAACTTTTTCTTTAGGAACATTTAAAGTTCCATCTCTAAATGTAATGTGACCTAATGTAACCTCTCCTTTTTGTTCATCAACAAATACTGAATTTTGGTTTGTTGCATATCTAATTTCTCTTTGAGTATTAGTAGCTGGGTCAAACCATAATAAAGGATGTTTTGCTGTATGTCTACCTGGAATAGTTAATGTTAAAGGTTCTTTACCTCCTGCAAGATAATATTGTCTATCTTTTATTTCCCAGCTATCTTTTTTAACTGGTATTTTTTTGATTGGTGGTGCAACCATTTTTGGTTTTTCTATTACCACCTCTTGTGTTTTTTCTTTTGCCATAATATAATATAATTAAATAGTTAAAAATAAAGGTATTGGGTGCCGAAGCACCCTTACCTTATTAAACAATGTTATATTCCTTGGAATAAAACGAAATTGTTTCTTGCTTGAGTAACAAGACATCTTTCTGAAAGGAAGTTTACTTCCATAGCATCAAGATCACTAGTGAATGCTCCACCAGCAGAACCTGTTAACCAAGACTTCATTCTTCTGTCATCACCTTGAGACGCTCTATATCTTACGTGTAAGAAAGGACGTCTAATGTTAGTACCAAGAATTTGATCATAAACTGTAGTTGTACCAGCTGGTATTAATACACCTTCGATAGAAGCAGGACCAGTCATACCACCACGCGTAGAAGCGTCGTTAAGATATTTCCAATCTGTTTTATAGAAGTCGTAAGAACCTCTTCTGAAACCACTAAAACCTAAGTTTAAAGCCATTTCTTCTGAGTTTTCAAATAAACCAAACGCAGTACCACCTGCACTACCAGCAGAGATACCAGCTAACATATCATCAAAAGCTAGAGCAGTTTCTCTATTTAAGAATAACATGTTTTCTTCGATAGCTCCCTGAGTATCCAGGTTTCTAAGAATATCATCGAAATCTCCTATACCAGAAGCAGCGCTAAATCCAACTGAGACGTTACCGCCGTTTTGGATCGCAGCAAACATACCTTCTGTACCTCCAGGTACTCCAGCAGGTGCTGCACCAGTAGCAAGCTCACCTTCTACTACAGACATTTCTAAATAATCTTCGAATCTAAGTCTTGTTTCAGACTCAGCTTTTAAATACCATAAGTATCCACCAGTTCCATCTTCAGTAGCAACTTCTACCCAACCGATTTGTGCCATATCAGATCCATTTACAACGTATTTGTTTCTGATGATGATAGGGTTGTTGTTAAATTGTGTGAAAGAAGGCTCAACACTTACATAACCGCCGTTACCGACTGCATAGTTAGGTGTTGTAGATCCTTTAGCATATTCAGAACCATAAACGAATAGTTTTATTGTACCTGCTAAACCAGCTGCTGCAATAGTAGCTGCCGTATAAGGTAAACATGTAACTTGGTTGATTGCCGGAGCACCACCCGCGTTTGATGGATCAGAAGCGCTTACATAACATTTTACTTCAGCACCAAAGTCATCCATAAGAACTACAGTAGCTCCTACAGAGATAACGTTTTGGATAGTAGCAAGTGCACCTGGGTTAACGTTTACAACGTTAGCAGCAAATGTACAGTTATCATACGCAATATGTAATCTATTTTGTTCAGACCAGATTACTTGGTCAGATGTCATGGGTAACTCAGCGCCTACCATTCTTAAGAATCCAGATAAAGTTCTATTACCATATCTTTCAACTTCTTGTTCATAAATCTCAGGCAAATATTGTTGCGCGAAATCTGCGAAGTTAGCGGCCCCGTTGTTAGTCCATTGTAGATAGTTTGAAGCCAAGATCTCTTGAGATTGACTAGGTACTATCGTACCGAATTGTGGGGTTAAAGCCATTATTTCTAATTTTAATTGTTAAATGTTCTTTTTTTGATTTTCAATTTTGATGAATCGGCTCCACTAATTGACTTAACCTTTATTCCTCCAACAAAAACATCCCCACTGGCAACTTGCCTCGGCGTTTCGGTGGCTGGGTTCTTGGATTTTTTGACAATGTCTTTAACACCATCAGCTTTTCCTTGTTCATAAAAGTGTTGAACTAGTTTATCTGTGTTCATCGCAGCATATAAAGCTTTATGATAACCCTCATGATCTGTTAAATTACCATCTTTATCAGTATATTTACTAATAAAATTGTTAATATCAGATTGTGTTTGAGCTAACTTAGAAGGTTCATTTACTTTGTATCTAAATTTTTTCTCTCCTAATGAATAATCAAAACCTTTGAATTCTTCATTAAACAGATTATTAGTATTTTTCGTAAACCTTTCTTGACTTTGCTTTATACTTTCTTGCTGTTTATTATAACGATTGAAAAAATCTACTGCTTTTTGTTGCTCTTGCGTAACTCCAGGACGTTGTTTAATGTCAGCATAGTACTTAGTTTTTAAACTTTCTAAATCCTTTTTTGCATTAGCAACAGCTTCTTTATAAGCTAGCTTTTTTCTACGTATATCTTTTTCTTCATCTATTTCGTCATCAACTGTATAATTATCTTCTATTAAAAAGTTAATTTCCTCTGATGAAAGATGAGGTTTGGTTTGACTAAGGTATTCTTGTAACAATTCATTGTCCTTTAAATCACTATAGTCTTTATTAAGTTTTACATAATCTTCTACTGTACCACCAGTTTCGTCCATAAATTTAACTAATTTATCTACGTTCTCTGGTAATTTAGGTTGTTCTACAATAGTTTCTTGTGTAACTTCTTTTGTTTTTTCTGGTGTAGATTCTACTACTTCTTCAATAACCTCTGTGATCGAAGTATCTGTATCTGTTTCGGACACGACTTCCTGTTTAGGGGTGTCGACCCGTACTTCTTCGTCCACTCCCTTGCTATCTCCGGTTCGTTCGCCCACAGGTAATTCTTTTGTTTCTCCGATTGGAACGGCATCTTCTTTTGTTTTTTCAGTTAAATCCAGCTTTACAACATCAGGGATTACCTCGCCTTGTGCTTCTGGTTGTGTAAAATCTACTTTTACAGGTTCGTCATTTGACTTACCTAAATTTTTAGCTCTACGCTTAGGTTTCTTAATTTTAAAGTCACCTTCTTGTTTGACCTCTACGGCCGCCTTTTTATCTGCCATAATAAAATATAATTAAATAATTAGTAATTAAGCCATTGGGAGTGTTCCCCCTTCTTGACCTTGGTTTTCAAAATTTATAGGTAATAAATCATGATTTCTTTGATCTATCATTTCACTTTGTTGTGATCCTTGTAATTTTACTCTTTTGTCTTTACGATCTTCAATATCTCTTTCTTTTTGCTTTTCTGCCTGCATTTTCATTTGCTCTAATTGCATTTGATAATTAAATTCTTCAGCCATTAGCTGTCTTTTAATTTCTGCTTCAGTTTGCATCCTTTGGATTTCGAATTGAGATTTTCCCTGCTCTACTTGTAAATCTCTTTCAGCAAGTGCCTGTTGTTTTTGTACTTCAGCTTCTGCAGCCTGTTGAGCAGCCTGAGCATTTGCCTGTGCTTGCGCTTGAATCATTTGCTGTTGCATTGCTTCTTCACGCTTTTGCTTTTGCTTACGTTTTTGTTTTAATAATTGATTAGCTAATTTAAGATTACGTATTTGACGTATATCTATAGCATCTTCTAAATCAATACCACCACTTGATAAAGCAACTTGTATGTTTTGTTCTAATGTAGCTTTTTCTTCATCATCTGGTTCTAAATCTAAGAATATACCAAAATCATGTAAATTTAAATTTTGTATTTCTCTTAATGTTTCAGTATCAAAAGAAGATATACTATTTCTTAAAGCATTAGCTGTAAGTGGATAATTTAATAAGTCTGCTATTTTCTTAGAAATATTTTCACACACTCTTAATGTTAAAAATAAACTTCCATTATTTATATGCTTAGTTGCAATATTTGATTGGTGTGCTGCAATTTTTTGTAATCCCACTAGTGTATCTCTATCAGGTAAACTACCATCTCTAGCCTCATTTAATCCGGTCACATCTCTTATCATTTGTAAATAATAATTATATGTTTGAATTAATGCTTGTATT